CGAATCGCCGGTTGGTAGACGTGGCCCTGACGGGTTGTTTTGCCTTCCAGCCAGTAATGAAGTGTGCTCTGGGCGACGCCCAAGATACGGGCGGCTTCGGCCTCGGAGTACATCTCCCGTTCGAGGACCGAAACGGTGGCTGACATGTCGCGATTGTCGCAGACGCCAGTAATGCGGTTGATGGGAATGACGCCGTATCTGCCTGATGACCCCTTGGCTCGACGACCCCCCGGGGTAGGTAGGCATCGTAAATCGGGGCCGACGCCCCTGACCCCAACGCCCCGTCAGGTCTCTCCCCGCAATTTTTTTCCACACCACAACCCGGGCCGATGTCAGGATTCGGCGCGGCGGCGGCGCATCTCGTCCAGCTTGGAGACCCTCCGCACCTCGGAGCACCCGAGCTTCGACCGGGATGCCGGTGTGAATCCGCACTCCACTTCGACGCGGCGCATCTCCGATTCGAGTGCTCGTATCTCGGACAGCAGCGGATGCGGGCGAGGTTGCCCCTTGTACCCGGCGACCGTGAGACCGTCGCGCTCCACGTAGGCCAGCATCTCCTGGCGCAAGTCGTGATTCTGGCAGAGCCGTTCCATGACCATCGCGTCCAGCTCCGGTGACAGCCAGCCGCGACCGGCCGTCCACAACCGCTGCCACTCATCCCGTCCCGCGGCCTTCAGCGATGCGGGCGCAGGCGGCGCACCAGCGGCATCGGCGAGGACGTCGACAACCGGCTCAGGCAACGGGCGACCACCAGCATCGCGGCCAGGCGAACGGCCGGTCAACCGCTTCTGCTCGACAGGCTTGCGTGGCGGCACGGTGACCTCCTATCTCGGTCAAAGTTCTACAGAACGTCGACTAGCGTGCGAGTGGGAAATGACCTCCGGTTGAGACGACGCGCGTGAACCTAAGCCGGGGTCAGAGTTTGGGCGCGCGTTCACGATGGCGACCCGCCCCCCGGGTGCTTGTGGGTGGCGGTGGCGCGGTTGCAGGCTGCGTGTTCTGGTCCGCGGTACTTGGTTCGGTCGGTGTCGTGGCCTAAGTCCCATGCGGCGGTTGGGTCGATGGGCTGCTGGCATCGCCAGCAGATTGCATTGCCTGAGCGGACGACTGCCGAGACTTGTTCGCGTAGGCGTTGGTGTTGGCTGCCGTATCCGCGTTGGCTTGTTGTGCCTCGGGCTTTGTCGCGCTGCGCCGTGCATGTGGCGCAACGAGTGTTGGTCGTTAGTCGTCGGCACCCGAGGCAGGGCTTGGGTCGGGCCATCAGCTCATTCCTGCGAAGGTGGCGGCTTCGAGGTGGCGTGTGGCGTCGGCCATTCCCCGGTCTTCCGACTGGTAGCTGGCGTGGTGTTCCAAGGTGATGTTGTTGTTGATCGTCTTACCGCCGGGTTGGGTGCCGGAGGTGCCTTCGCTGCCCTGCCCGCCCTGCTGTTGCTTGGCCGGGTCGACGGGGCCGGGCGGTGGGGTGGGTTGCCCGTCACCGGACTCGGCCATGTTCGGGTTGTTCTTCCCGCCCTCAGCACCAGCACTGTTAGGCAGGGCTGGGCGTGCACCTGCGACACCCATGGCGATTTTCCCCAGCCACGACTTACCCGGGTCGGCCAACGCGGAATCGTTGAGGGAGAAGGTTTCCAACAGCCCACCGGCACCGATACCGGCCAACTGCCCGACGTAAGAGATGGCGCGTTGGGCCTCCTGAATACCGATCTGCGCGACCGCCGACGCCATCGCGCCGCCCATGCCGCCGTCCATGCCCATCGCCGCACCCGACGTTGCCAAACCAGCGGCACCCGAAATCGCCGACCCCGCCATGCCGATGAGGCCGCCTCCGATGCCGATGCCGGGGGATGCGGGGGTATCTTGGCCGAAGGCCCGCCCGCCTTGAGTTGAGGACACGGGCGTGAAGCTTGGGCCGGCTTGCGGGATACCACCGGGGCCGCCGATGCGACCAGTGCCGGTGCCGCCAATTGGGCCGGGAGCGAAGGGGGCACCACCTTTGCCTCCGGTGCCTGCGGGGTCCATGGCGCCGGGACTGCCGCCGCCGGTGGCTGCGACGTAGCCACGGTTGCGGGACAGGGCCAGTGCGTTGTCTGCTGAAATCCAGTACTGGCGGCCGTCTTTCGGGTCCGCGATCAGGACGCTGCCACCGTTGGCCGAGTCGGCGCCCATCGCGGCGACGTAGTGCCCGATCCCGCCGCTGCCGTAGGACGTGGCGGTGGTCCCCTTGATACCGACAGGGACGGGTCCGCCGGGTTGGGTGTTCCAGTTCAGCATCGCACCGTGGCCAGAGCCGATAGACCGCCCGAGGTCGGCCATGAATTGGCCTTTGCCCACTCCTGCGGCTTGGACTTCGCGATACCCGGCGCCCGGGGCGGCGCTGTTCAGCGCCCCGGAGATGTTGCCGCCACCGAAGCTCGTTCCCGATGTGGTGGTTCCCATGTCGGCGATGAGGGATTCCTCGGAGCGGATGACTCCCTGGCCGTTGAGGACGATCTCGGCGGAGCCGGGGGCGCAGTCCCAGGAGAACTTCTGCCCGGTGATGCTGCCGTCGAAGTTCAGCACCTTCTCGCTGCCTGACGTACTCGCACCCGATGGCATCGGTTGGAAGATCGAACCGGGGTTTGCGCCCGCTGCGGGTGCGGATTGCTTTGGGGTCCAAGGGATCCCCGCTGTCGCCGGATAGGACTGGCCCGGGGTGGTCGCGTAGGTGACGGTGTCCTGGCCGATCCGCTGGCCCGTACCGGCGGGTGTCGCCATCCCCAGAGCGGAGCCGATCAAGCCGGCCATGCCGGAGCCCGCGGACCCTGGCTTGAATCCCATTCCGATCTGAGCACCCTGCAGCGCACCGATGACCGGGGCCATCCCCAGCGTGCCCAGGAACTTCACAAGGTTCTCGGCGATCCCCGGAAACCCTTTGGACACACCGAAATCGGAATCCAACGCGGCACCGATGTCGTCCATGCCGGCGGCGAACTCTTTCGACGCCTTGTCCATCGACTTCCAGGTGCCCTGCTGCGCATCCAACACATCGGCCTGCGACTTCAAATATTGGCGCTGGGCGATGATCAGGCTGTCTTGCGCCTGCTGATGGTCGGCCTCGGTGGCGTCGTTGTTGGCCTGCACTTCCAACACCCGACGCCGTGCGTCTTCCAGGTGCTGCTGCGCGGAAATTTCCTGGGTTTGCGCGTCGAACACCTTCTGCGGGTCCACTTGGTAGTAGCCGGGTCCGGTGTGCTGCTCGATCATGCGACCCGGCCCGGTGATCCCACCCTCACCCGGGAAACTCCCGAATGGGATCTGATCCAGCCCGTACTGCGAGGTCGGGATGTTCGGCTTGTCCTTCTTCGGCTTCGACCCGCCGCCGGTGTCGCCGAGCCAGTCCCACAACGGATTAGCAGGCTGGCTGACACCGGGGATGCCCTGGCCAGCCGTGCCGCCGAGGACGGACTGCTTCTCCGGTGGCTTCACACCCGGAGGCAACCCCCAAATGTCGCGCTGCGCGTCCGGCGTCCACGGATTGCCCGGAACACCACCGGGCACCATCCCGCCCGGTCCCGCCTCTGCCGACGACTTGAACCGCTCCCAAAGATCAGTGGCCTTCTGGAGCGTGTCGACGTAATACCCCAGCTGGTTGTTGAGCCAGCCAAACACCGTGTCACCGGCAGGCTTGAACGCCGCCGACAAATTGGATTTGAACCGCTCCCATGTCTGTTCGAAGTCGGCTGTCCCCTGGTACGCCTTGTCGATGGCGTCCTTGTTGTCGCCCAGCGACGCGTTCAGCTTGTCGATGTCGAGTTTCCCCGACTCGATGACCGGCAAAATGTCGGCATAGGACTTGCCGAACCACTTGGCGGCCAGCGCCGCCGCTTTGGCCTCGTCGGACGCCAACCCTGTGTCGGACAGCCGCTTAATCTCGGCGATGACCTTCTGCAGCCCCTGCACCGGCTCCTGGCCATCCTTGGCGAGGTTCTTCAGAGCGATGCCCAACGCCCCGGCGGACTTCTCGGTGTCGGTGCCGGCCTCTTCGAACGCGGACAGCACCTGAAGGGTCGGCGCGAAATCCAGCCCCAATTGCTTTGCGGCCTTGCCGGTTTTCTGCACCGACGCGATCAGGTCTTGCATCGGGATGCTGGACTTCTGCGACGTAGCGAACAGGTCGTCCAGCGACGACGCCCAATCCTTCTGATCCACCCCGAGGATGCGGAACGCC